GCACATCCGCGTGGCGCTGCTCAACCGATTCAGCCAACTCGGGCGCCCGGTGACAGTGGCCTTGGGGTAAGTCCGTCTGGGGTTGGGGTCATGCCGTCTCCGACGGGAGTTGTGCAACAAGGCCGTTTCAAAGTATCGCTTGGCACCCACATAGGCAGCAAACGCTTCAGTCTGGAGTAACGAACTCGGAACCCGCTTGCAGCCTCGGTTTGCTGCTCTTGTGTTCCAAAGTGTCTATGAGATAAATCTAGGGCCGGCGCCTCGGGCACCTTTGCGACGCAGGACTTCGAACGCATGCGCACGCCGTACCAGCAGTCCCCACCATGAGGCATCCACTGGGTCAAACGATAGCCCCTCAGGCGACCACAGCTTGCCGCTGCTGAAACACCAGCCATCCCACGCTTGGCCAGGCAGATCCATGCGGTTGAGCAGCCTCAGCAGCTTGTAGGCCGCAAACGGGATGTCGTGCTTGCCGCTCAGCCAGTTATGCAAAGTGCGCTCAGTGACGTGCAGATACTTCGCACAAGCAGCCAAGTCCATGCCCAGGGACTGGTACATAGCCTTGAACCTCGAAGCAAGCTGCATGCGGGAATCCGGGTCATGGCGACGCAGGTGCCTACGTCGCTTGTTTAAATACAATGTATATTATGTTAAATCGCTTGCGGGGTGCTTTTAAGCGCCTCCGAAGCGGTTTCAAGGCACCTCTTTTCACCCCTTTGCGCATGGCCTGATCTGACCAGCTTTGCGCATGTTCCGAGCACCTAGACCCGCGCAACTTCCGCACCTCCATTCGCTGCTGGACAACATCGGGCGCAACGATGCAGATCTAGCCAAATTCCTGGATATTTCGCCCCGAACTTTGGGCAGCTACCGCAGCAAAGGCCAAGCGCCGCGTGTGGTTATGTTGTCCCTGTTTTGGGAGTCCACATGGGGCCAATCAGCTGCAAACTGCGATGCCGTGAACTGGGGAAGGCTCCAGTTTCAGGAAAACGCGATGCTCAAACGCCAGATTACGAAGCTGCAACGCCAAATCCTTGAGCTTGAAAAGGCACTGGCCGAGGCGGACAAGGCAGCCAACAGCCCGATCTTTGACGTTCGCTAGTCCTTGTACCGCTCGCTGAAAGCCCGCTGAGCACGGATAAATGCATTCGCACATTCAACCGTTGCATCCCGACGGCATTCATGCGAAGGCTGGTAGAACCGCTCCCAGGCTGCATTACGCCTTTTGACGCGCTCTGCATGCTCCCGGTCAAGGCGATCTTTCAATTCCTGGCGGGCAATAGCGCGCTGCATCTCTAAATCACGCTCTAGTGCCAACTGTTTGCGGCGCTCTTCGGCCTGGTGCGTGGACTGGGACTGCACCTGCAAAGACTGCTGAATCGGCGCCGTCATTGCCTTAGGAACGTCATTCATGAGCCTCAGCATGCTCTGATTCAACTGATGCAGCGCGTACCAGCGATAAGCAAGCATGGCTGCAACAACAAGTGCAACGAAAACGGCAAGGTACGTGAGCTTTTTCAAAAGCACTTCAGGAACATGGTCAGTCTGAGGCAGTGGCCGCTGCGATTGCCGACGCACAGGCGCACGAACCTCATCAATGATTTTGAAGCGCCGTGATGGTTGCCCAGATCCACCAGAACCACCCGGGAACGGCTTCCTGTAAGGGCCCTCACCCTCGTTTCCGCGCTTCCAGTCTTGCCAATAGTCGCGGTCCTGAATACCCATGGTCTCCCCTCCTCTACGCCGCGATCATAGGGAAAGGGGTTCAAAACACCAAAACCAAAAGTCAACCAGCTTGAGCTGCTACGCAGCTGGGGGCGCTCGCCGCGCGGCATCTGTCCGCCTTCGACCTTCTCGCCCTAGCACCTGCCGTGATTTCCTTCGCCTACCGGAACGCTAAATCAGGGACGCGCTACGCGCTTTCAAACACTGCACCCGGTATTCATAAAGCTTCGCTTTACAAAGCTTCCGGGTTCCGTGTTTGAACCCTGATACCGCTAATCCTCACGGCTCAGGAACTCACGGCGGACGGTGCAAGGTAAGGACAGGTTCAAGGCGTACAGATCCAAATTGAACCGGCTAAGAATCTACGGCCCCGGTGCATTTCAGAAAGGCGGTGTGACATGGCGATAGCAGCAAACTTCCTCAAGTTCCCCCAGGCAATGGCATTGCAGCTGCCCCTGCGCCTGGGCAAGCCTGTGTGGAACACCAAGCGCCCCACCACGCGCCGAGGCCGTGCGTTTCGCGCCCACATCGCAGCCGTGGTGAAGGCCGTGGGCCTGCGCGTCGAGCCGGTAGCCAAGTCGATTCCCCAATGGTGGAAGGACGCCCAAAGCCGCGCGCGCGCCTTTCGCCAGGCAGTGCGCGCCGATCTGATTGAGCTGGACTTTTCTGCACCCATTCAACGCCCGAACCTGATGCGTCAGATTGCAGCCATGGGCCTGTCGGCCTGGGTCTAAAGTGCGCCAGCTTTGACGAGCTGGGCCGTTTTTGCAGCGGCAGTCAGTGGGTGCGGGTAGTCATCGGCAGCAGCAGGTGCAACCGGGCCGGGCGCGCCTGCACCCGTCGTGACCTTGGCATTTGCCCCATCAGAGATCACGATCGGGCGCGATTCCGTGCCGACATTGGAGATGGGCGCATCACAGGTGACAGGACGGGTTTTGCCATCCCAGGTGACCAGGGCCATGCATTCAGCAACAGGCTTGAACTCGTAGCCTGCCTTCTCCAGATCTGCCGAGGTGGTATCGAAGAACACGCGCTGGCCAAGAGCAACCGACACCCGGTACACGGTGCCTTTGCTGGGCATGTGCATCCAGCCGACGAGGTGCATGGTTTTGCCCTCCAGGGGCTCTATCTTGTCCTTTGCCGGGGGCTGCTCGGGGACCGTCTGCGCCTGAGGCTGCACCGGTATGGCCTGGGCCTGGGAGACTGGAGGGGTGTTTGCGCGGGTGACCGGGGAGCCATCCGGATTTATGTCCACCAGCGTTTGACCTGGTGGTGTGTTGGCAATCGCATTTTGGAAACGCTGAACGTGCTCAGGAGGCTTGGGCTTTGGCTTGAAATTCATCCAAACGGCCCAGATAACGACCAGCACCGAAAACAGCATGAACCATTTGCGGAACTTCTGGAGCTTGGTGTAGGTGGTCGACAAGTCGCGCGCACCGGATTCAACGACTGTTGCGCCCTGGGTGTGGCTTTTGTAGAGCGGGAAATACTGGGGCATGTATTTGCGCTCATTGACCTGCACCTCGCCGCCCCGGTAGCCGGCCAGGACCTTGCGGATGTACTCATCGGGCTTGCCCAAGAAATGGGCCTTGTGCACCTTGATGTGAAACTGCGCAAGGCCGGCAATCTCCTCCTCCAAAGAGCGCATGCGCTGAGTCATCAGCAGCACATCAGCACCAAAGTGTCGATGCAGCTTGAACCACTCAATCACATCGTCAGGCGTGAACAGCTTTTTGCGGAGCTTTTCTCGAGGGAATGAGACGTGGCATTCATCAATGATGTACAGCGGGCCGATGTTGTTTTTTCCGCGCCAGTCATCGTAGAAGTCCCAGACGTGGCCGAAAAGGCGCGTGCCTTTTGGAGCGGCCATTGCGGGGCGCCCGAGGTGTTCGAACGTCTCAAATTCGGTTGGGACTATGCCGAGGTTTTGAACCTCCTCCGGGGCTTCAAACTCGCCCAGGACAAAGCAGTTTTCGTTGCGGTTTGCGGCCTCCGCATCCCAGCGGCCGAGAACCGGCAACGGGGCTTTGCGAATGTCCAAAAGGTCACGGTAACGGGCATCCAGCTTGGCAAATGCATCGACATTAAGGGGCAGGTTTGTGACAACCTTACGACCGTTTTTGAGTGCTGGGAGGACGTGGTAGACCACGGCCTCATAGCTCTTGCCAGAGCCTGGTATGCCTTCTAACAAGTCAATCATGAGCCCAACCTCACAAACGGTATGAGCTGCAAGCCCATGCGAATCAACAAGGCGGCGCCGATGATGCCCATGGCCTCCCCAAAGCCCAACAGCATCAGGATGTTGATCATCTCTGCCGGGAGCTGATCAAACGCACCGATGGCACCAGAGATGGGGCCAGGATCAATGGCGCTGACCGCATCGAAAGCGACACCCAAGCACTGCTCCAGCACCCAACAGCCGAGGTCTGTCAGGATGTGCCAAAGGGATACAAAGATGGCAACAAACAAGTCGCTAAACCATTTAACGACTGCTGCAATCTTTGCAAAAAGGGTCGTGAACATGCCACCCATATCAACCCCCAAACACCAAACGGCGGGCCGTGAACAAGGCCGTAATAATGATGATGATTTTTAGAATGGGCCAGATAAAACAATAATCATCACCCAGTCGATAAACACCCATTGAACCGCCAGGAGTCCAAGAAAGATCAATTGTCCATGCGGGACAGCTACCACCGCTCGGAATATTTGGGGTTAACTGGTGAATGAGATTCACAAACGGCGTTTGATTAAATTGTGTTTTGAAAGAATTCCAAACACCAGAAAAACCATCAGGGTATTTTTGTTTATAAAGCTCAGGGATTCCCGTCAAAGGAGTATCGGTTGCACTATCTTCGGGTGGTTTATCTTCTGTTTTTGTTTCCGTGTTAACAATATTGGTAACGTTTGTAATGTTGTTGGTGATGCTGGTTTTGGTTTCAGTCTTTTGCGTGGTGGTCATGGACGCACCAGGGCCGGAGGAGCTGCCAGAGCCGGTAGAACCGGAAGAACCGGGCCTGAAAGTGTTTTGCGCGGTGGTGGTGCTTGTCTGAGTAACTGTACCGGACTCAGTTGGGCCGGTGTGACCTGCAGGCGCCGGGGTAGTTGTCCCAGGCAAAACATTGACAGGCCATGTGGAGGTCGTTTCACTAATAGGAACAGCATTAGGACCCGTAATATCCAAACTTGTGCCATCAGTATAAATATTTTCGCCGATTTTATAAATGCCGCTTGCAATTGCCTGAGCTGCAATTTCAGCAAATTTTGTTTCCCATGGCTTATTAACAATATTATCTTCAAATATGCGGTCTAAAGGCTTTTCTACAGTTGGAGTAGGACCATTACAAACACCATTAACAATAGGAGAGCCAGCAGGGCAAGAAGTGGAGGGACGATAATAAAAAACGGCCCCATCAGTGTTGGTTCCAGGAACCCAATCATTTGTTCCTGGCCTATAAACTTCAAAGTGATACGTACAATTGCCGCGGGCAGAAATAGAACCATAACCGCCACGATATGGGGGGTATCTGTCTTTGTTTGCGTATTCTTGAGCAGCCGCATTACAAGCCGAAATCTTGTCCGGATAATAATTAACGTAATCAGTTGAATATTCTCTGCCGTCAGATGTTGTAGATTCAGCATCTAAGTCTGGAACGATTGCAGAAAAAGTGCCATCGCTGTTTTTCTTTAACTGATCAATTCCCCACTCAGCCAAAGGGGCACAAAAAACCATGCAGGCCAAAGCGCCGACCTGAACATATGGGTTTGTAGAGCCAGCAGCAGCAATTGCAGCAGCACCCTTAACAGCATCAGACGCAGCCTTTGCCAGGGCCTGTTTATTGATGCCGGTGGAGATGGAAACCTTGGCACCCGCCCCGCCCTTGTGCTGGTACGGCAGATCACCGGTAGCCGTGAACTTCGGCTCTACGGTTGAAACAGTTTGCGTTGCGGGAAAGGAGACGGAGCCAGAGCCGGGAGGCGTTGAGGTGCCTACAGGGTTCCACGTGTAGGTGTTCCCGGTTTTTTTGTATTCGAGGTAATTCGGGTTCGCGTTGACTGCGCCTGGGGGTGGATTTGGCACAGGAACATCAGCAGCAAAGGCCGTCAACGCAGGCAGAGAGAGGATGCCCAGTGCAAGGGATTTCAGTCGCATGACTTGATCCCCAGCACCAGGGCAAAAGCGCTGATCCCACCGATGAGTGCAATCAGGGTGTAGACAAGGATGAGAACAGCGCTTGCAGCCATGACTGCGCCTTAAACCTTCTTTACGCCGCGCTTGGCAACGTCAGGAGCCTTGAAGGCCATGGCGATACCGACGATGAGAACACCCATCGCGATGACGGCAGCAGCAACGCCATCCAGGCCGATCTGCCCCAGCATTTGGGTGATGGGGTTGGTGGCCGTTTGGGCGAATGCAGGCACCGAAGCACCAGCGATAACGGTCAGAGCAGCGGCCTTGGAGCCGTACTTGCGGGCAATGCCCAGAGTGCGATTCAGCATGATGATTCCTTTCAGAGAAATTGCTGAGAACGTGCCAACAGCGGCACAGGAGAGCCACGGGGCTCTGCTCTGCCCTGTCAAACCTTGCGAATGAGCCCCTTTGCTAAACCTATCCCATAGCCCAGCAGATAAGCACCGAGAACGGGGACGGCACCGTAGGAGGCAACCAGAAGGACGGACTGCGGAGTAAGGCCCAATACAGACGGGTCCAGCAGCACCTGGGCGAGGTCCATCCAGGCCTGCGATTCAGGCGGGCAAACGGGTTGATCAACTGCACAAATGAGGACTCGCATCAGGCAGGCCCAACATCTTCGGAGCCGCATTCAGGGCAGGTCGGATCACCATCAGACTGCTGCGAGTCATCAATATCTGAAGAGTCAAATTCGGCACCGCAGTCATGGCAAACAAGGTCTTCGTTCATGTCTGGTCCTACTGGATGATTTCGCTGAGCTGGGCGTCGATGTGGCGAAGCAGGAGCCACCCACACAAGCAGACGGCCAGCACCTGGGGAAGCTGGGTGTAAAGGGTCCAAGTCATAGGGCGTGGAGGTCGATGGCTTTGGCACGGTGGAAGGGCTCGCAGTGGTCTTCAATGAGTTCAGCGCAGGATTCAAGGTCATCGACCACCCCCGCCTCATCCAACAACATGACCCAAGCCGGCTCACCGAACCCAGTGGATGGGTCAGGAGCCAGGAAAGCGCCCGTGGTGGCCGACTGGATCACGTAGCGGGACATATCAGGCCTTCGGTGCAGCAGCAGGCTTGATAGACACCAGGACGAGCTTGGAAGAATCCTGCGCACCAGCAGCCATCTCGAACACGCAATCCACGGGGACGCCCGCTTCCGGCCAGGTCTTCTTGTAGTTGGCCCACTTGCCGATCTCGGTGCTGTCACCACACTTGAAAGGCCGGGTCACGCGGCCGATGGTTTCGCCCATGGTGGATTCAGCGAGATCCACTTGCAGGTGGAACGTGGTGGAGTCAAAAGCGCGACCGCCGTCGATCTGGCCTTTGCTGGACTTGATACCGGTCAGAACGGCTTGAGCATTGAAACGCATGGTTTTTCCTTGGTTCGGGCATTAAGCAAATGCGGGTTCAGCGCGCCCTTTACTGCTGATCCGCTTGAAAACGTCGAGGTATGCGGCCTTGACTTCGGCCATAGAGAACTTGCGAAGACGGCCAGGAATCCGGCTTTCGTCATCCAGCAGGGTGAACATGGTTTTTTCATCGAGGTACTTGATGGCCAAGCAGGCCGAGGCACCGGCTGTGCGGATGAACCAACGGGCGTTGCGCTCAACTTCCGCTTCGATGGTCTGGACTGGCAAACGGGCCTCACAGGGGATGGGCTCGGGGAATGCCTGGGCACCGTGTTCGCGCAGGATTGCCGCATGCCAGTCGCTGGCCCCGGCAAAGAAGTCGGCAGGACGGCGCAGCATGTCAGTGGGCAGCAGGCGTTTTTGATTACCCCAACGCAACTCAAATCGGGTCCACTGGCTGGAGGATTCAGGGCCGTAGAGCTGGAGCCCTTTTTCGTAGATGTTGGTCAGCTTGCCGGAGGCACGGTTGCCCAGGTAGAAGCTGCGACCCTTGTTAATCGCAACGTCATCGCAGTCCCATGTGCCGTCCAGGCGGTGGCCTGGGCGCTGGCCCAGGTGATCCATGAGGCCGGACTTGTACTCATCGCGGAAGCGTTCCATGCCCCCTGCAATACCGTCGAAGAAGTCCACAGCAAGGTCGATGCGGGTCAGCAGTCCGCGGTGCTGGTCGATGTAGTGGGCCAGGGTGTCGCGCCATCCGCTTTGGGCGAAGGTGCAGGCCATGCCCTCAAGGTTGACGTGCAGGGTTTGGGACTGGGCATCACCTCTAGAGCCAGCGGAGGTACTCAGGAATCCGACCCAGCCAACGGGGTGACCTTTGCGCAGAATGTCCAGGCGGTGGCGGTAGAAGTCTTTGCCCTTGCGGACTTCTGGATCAACCGTGAAATCGGCACCGAGGATGCTTGCCACGTCCTTTGCCATCTCGAACGCCTGGGCTCCGGCCATCTGGTCGGAATCGGACATTTCACGCAGAGCATTTGCGAGCCGGACTTCGTGACGGCGCTCGGGCTTGCCATCGTCCATGCACATGCTCAGGCGGGCATGGTCACTGACGTGGTAATGGCTGGAGGTGAACTCAGGCCGGGGGAAAAGCAGCTCTTCCGATGGCAAGGGTGCATTGCGACGATGGACCGTGAAGCGAACCCAATCGGTGTGCACATACCCGCGATGCTTGATCTGTTCAGCATGGATGCGGGCCTTGATTTCGTTGCCCTCCAAAACCAAGTCATTACGGTGCTTGGTCATACGCCCTGCCCCGTAGAAGTTGTCCCCGTGTTACCTACGGGGACAGGAGGTGTGCAAGGCCGGGCTTGCCCCCCAAAATTGATAGCAGCGCTAGGCGCAGACACCTCCCCCGCAAGCGGGGCCCCCTCCGCGCCCTGCGCCGGGGCAATAGCAAAATCATGCGGCCAAGCAGGAACAGGAAGGCTATGGTTCAAAGACAAACAAACCATTGCGCGATGAATGGCAGAGCAAGCCTGCTGCAATGTCTCGCCCCTTTGCATACGAACAGACAAAACGGTACGCAGCAAGGAATCGATGGAGCCCCCCACCTGCCCCACCTCAGCGGGAGCCGCAACGCTTTCGCTGGGGCTTGTCGGGGCAGGTGCGGGACGAACTTGCGATGTGAGATGCTTCATGCCTCACCACCCTGAACCAAGGAGTTCACGTGCCGACGCGAAAAAGCCAAGTCCTCACCGATCAATTGATTCAAGAGACCAAGGAGCTCTTGAGGGCAAACAACGCCAACCCAAGCCTTGATACGGCAGAGGTCTACGTCTTCATGGCCGAGATCGGACGCATCATGAGAAACAGCAACCCCAGCAACCAGATCACCACCCTCAGTGAACTCAGAAAGATGAGCGAAAGGCTTCTGGAATCTGGAGAGCCAGCGGAGATTGCGAAAGGCCTGTTGGTCAGCGGTTTCGCGATCGGTTGGCTCAACCCAGAAACACTCATGCGAGGCGGAAAGAAGGGCTGACTCGGACTCAGCTTTGACTTGGTTGATCATGCTTGCGGCTCCTATTTGCACACACGTTGTGTGCGGAGCAAACAATACAATGCACTCGAACCGTGTGCACCTCTGCACTCATAGTGAGTGCATTTAGCAACACAAGGAGATCAAGCTATGCAAAACACCATGGAACTGCTAGACAAGGCTCTAGAACTGCACCCTGCGCCGTGGTGGCACAAGAAGCTGAACCTATCCAGAAACGCCCTGCACAACGCAAAAATTCGCGGAAATGTAAGCCCCGCAATCGCCGGTGCACTGGCTGAAGAACTGGGCGAGCCGGTGGAGAAATGGATCGTGATTGCAGCACTAGAAAGCGAGCGCGAAAGCGCCTGCAAATCACGCATGGTGCGCAAATTCATCACCGGAGCTGCCATCGCTGGAACGCTGATGGGTGCTGCCGCCCCTGCTACTGCCGCTGTAGCAGAAACGCAAGCCAAGGATGCTAGTCTGTATATTATGTTTAATCGCTAAATCAGGTGTTTGCACGCGCCGCAGCAGCGACAGCAACACCCCTGTTTTCGACCCACTGCGCACGGCCTGATGTGACCAGCTTTGCGCATGTTTCGAGCACCTAGACCCGCGCAACTTCCGCACCTTCATTCGATGCTGGACAACATCGGGCGCAACGATGCTGATCTAGCCAAATTCCTGGATATTTCGCCCCGAACTTTGGGCAGCTACCGCAGCAAAGGCCAAGCGCCACGTGTGGTTATGTTGGCCCTGTTTTGGGAGTCCACCTGGGGCCAATCGGCTGCAAACTGCGATGCCGTGAACTGGGGAAGGCTCCAGTTTCAGGAAAATGCCATGCTCAAACGCCAGATTGCCAAGCTGGCGCCATGCCTGGGCAGGCAGCGCGCCACGCGCACCCGGCCAGCCCTTATGCGAGCGCCACGACGCGACAGCTTTGATGCAAGCACCTCAGGAAGCGATTGACAGGCGCGCCAGCCTGCTTTGTGAGCACATCACGAGGTAGGCGCGCGAGATAAGGCGAACCGCTGGCGGCAGGCCCCAAACGAGGCATGCGCGCACATGATCCTGTGATTTCTGCGGCCGCAGATTGCGCTTGCAGTTTTTCTGCAAAAAAGTGCGTCGATCGTGAAATGTTCCTGTGGGCAAACTTTCGCGCCAAGAACCGGTGTTAATTTCCACGCAAAACTGACCCGCCATTTCCATCTCAAACTGACCCACCCTTTGGCTTGAGCCGCAAGGCTCAAGATGTGGATCAGGTTTTGTTTCTCTCCTTCTTCATAGGCGGTTGTTGGACTGCAC